AAATTAGCTAAAGTACCATCACCTCTAACATATTGTGAAACTAAACCAGCACCAGTAACTGCTAATGTACCACTTGATGTAATTGGTGAACTTGCAACATTAAAAGCTGATGGCATAGTTAATCCAATACTTGTAACTGTACCACTTGGAATAGTAGGTTTATTAAGAATTTCAGCATCGCCACTTGTAGCGTTCCAGTCTGCATTTACATTTACCTCTGCACCTTCAGCAATACCATCTAATTTAGTTTTTAATGTATTTGTAAAGTTATTATCAGTATGTACATAACTTGCATCTGCAATAAAATTACTATCATTTGTTAAGTCACTTGTATTTGTTGGAATACTTGGTTTATTTAAAATTTCAGCTACCCCACTTGTTGCATCCCAATCACTATTAACTTGTGCATTTTGTTGTAATTCCCAAACAGCAGCACCAGTTGTAGCATCAGTACAAATATAACTTGTTCCATTATCTAAAGTCCAAATAGAACCAACTTTAAAACGTAAACTTGCATCAAAAGAATAATTAGGAACTAAATCAAAACCATTACTTGAATTTCTTATTAAACCATTACTATCAAAAACGTGTCTAATTCCACCTTGCCACATATCCTCATAACCAACACCACATATTCTTGAAATACCACCAGATTGACCAAAATCATAAGTTCCTTTTTTCAATAAAGAACTATTTTCTAACTCAATAGCATCAGCATTGTTTATTTTAATATTAGTTCCATCAGTTTCATTACCAATAACTAATGTTTCAGCTAAATTTTGATTACTACCACCACCACCTGTTACTTTATTTATGTTTACAATAATAACATTATCAACTACATTAATAGTAACTTCTTCAATAGTTTCTCCTACGTTTATGTCTATAATATCACTCATTATCTTGTTACATCGTTTTTAATTGCAAAATTTCCACTTATATAAGTCTTAACAGTACCATCACCAAACTCAATTTCTATGTCGTATAAATAATTAAATGGACAAATATCTATTATTTGCTCATTAATTTTAAAATGACCTAATGCATCATTTGTAATTGTTATACCAGCATTTGCTACTGAAGTTAAAGATAAAAATGGAATACCACCATATTCTTTTCTAAGTTGCATTCTAATAATAGCATCTTCTAAACTATATGGTTCATCGTTTATTAATAACTCAAATGTTACTTGCTCAAATGTGTCTCCTTTAATGCTTTGAAAATTTAATCCCATCTTTAGTTTTGTTTTCTATTTTTTTTAAAAATATTTCTAACTTCTTAACGTTAGCTTGTTTTGGCTTGTATTTATTTATCATAGTACCCAACCTGTAAAATAAGCATCTTTATCAGGATACATATCACCATTTGAATTAGTGTTATACTCAGGAAAAGAAGCTTGATTAAAACACATATAATCAATAAATCTATTTGTATAATGTTGTGCAATATCACGTTCTTTTTCTATTAAGAAATCAATTTCATTCTTTTCAACATTTGTAGCGTTTTCTGATGTATGTTTATATATGCCTTTTCCTGCTATTGTAATGGCTAAAAACGGCAAAGCTTCAACCATTGACCAGTGTATTACCATAGGTTTAATATACTTGCTTAAAAGCGTTGTATATGGTTCTATTAAATCATCATTTACAATATCATCGTTAAGTCTATTAAATAGTTTAGTTCCTAAAAATGTTTGTATATGTGTATCTTGTGCTATCTTAACAAATTGTATAAATTTATCTGTATCAATGTTACCATTTAATGCAGTAAACTTAACTATATCATCTCGAGTAATAAATAGTGCTTGCATATTAAATAATATTATATTTATTAATTCTTTTACCATTTAATTGCAAAGACAATAAAGAATGTGAAACATTTAAATCTTTTGCACAATCTGAAATACTATTATAATATTTATTTGTATATCCACAAAACACTTTTTTCATTCTTTTTTCTATTGCTTTTGTTGGTTTATATCCATTCATTCTTTCCTTAATTTTTAAAACATTTTCTTCAGTATGTTTTTTTCCATAAAATCCACCACCACCACTTAATGTATCAATATGATTTAAACCATTATTTATTGTATCATAATATTTTATATAAATACTTTCCATTCTATCTTTTTCATATTTATCTTTAGATAAAAATAATATATCTATTTTATGGTTATCAATTCCATATTTTCTTAATGAAGAATATAATTTTAAATTTTTACATTTTGACCTATATTTATGTTCAATCATTCTTCTTTCAATATTTGAAGATTGACCTATATATATTTTCCCTGATGGACTTGTAATTTTATATATTCCAGATTGTGCCATATCTTAATTTGTAAATCCCATTTTATCCCAATATTCTTGTGTAAATCCTTTTGTTGGCATATCTGCTGGTTTCATAGCAACTTCTTTTTCATTTCTAATTCTATAACCATATTGTTCAGCAGTAGCAGCACTAATAACTTTATCTTTTGCTTTTGGATTTGTAGGGTCTATTTTAACACCTTCGAAGTTTGCATAAGTTCTACGTAACCATTTGTGTTCACATCTTGGACCACCTTTGTACAACCATATAGAATAATTATCAGAACCATTTTTTCCAAAACCAGCATTTACTGCTTGACTTTCCATAGCAATAATATCTTCTTTACGATATACTTTATCAGCATTAATCATTTTATTACAAAATTCACGTTGACCAGTAGCATTACCACTATAAACATATCTTGTTATGAATTGTACACCATCAATAGTTTCATCTTGTTCAGGACTTTTAGCAGTTGGTCTTGCTGTACCTGTTGAAACAAATTGCCATATTTTAGATAATGCATTTTTGCTTTTTTTATTCTTTTCGTTTATAAAGTTAATTTCAGCATCATATTCATCTTCTTTATCATAATCAACTTCTACTTCATCTACTAAAGTCCATTCATTACCCAAAGTTTCACCTTTAGAAATTAAAGCATCAGCAATATCTGAACTTAAACAAGTGTGTAAACTTAAACCAGTTTCTTCTTTTACTTGGTCAGCATTTTGTGTATTATCTAATTCAGTAAATTCTAATGGTTGAATAGTTTTAAAGTATAATTTTAAACTAATATCATTATAATACAAGATTTCATCTAATGCTTCAATAATTTCATATTGATATGGTTTTATAACTATATTATCAAATAATAAAGTAGCAGTCTTTATTTCATCTGCATTGTTACCTAAACCACCATCACCATTTCTAATTCCTAATAACATAGGTGAGGTAACTCTATGCCCAACAATTAACTTATTAAAACATTCATTACTTAAATACTCGTAGTGTGCTGGTGCATCTGTTAATGGTATATCTTCAACTGTTGTTTTACTTTCTGCATTAGCATTAAAAGCTACAATTACTTTATCACCACGTGAACCAGTTAATTTGTTTTTAACATCAGCTTTAATTTGGTCACGCATTTCTTGAGTTGGAATACCATTATTGAAATTGATAACTTTGGTTCCGCTGAAGCCACATCTGACGTCATTAATCTGATATTCAGATATTTCTTCTTCTAATAATGCATAATCTAAAGCACCATTATAGTCAACAGGTGTATAATAGTGAAATATTGGTAAATAAGGTTTAATAACCATAATTTCAATTTCATTACCATTACCAAAACCAAAAGCTGGAATTCTTTTTAATACTTCACTTGGTTTAACTTTGCTCCAATCAGCACAATAAAAATATGCTTCTATTTCTCCTTTATCATTACATTTTTCTGCTCTTAATGTGTGTATTGGAAAATGTTCAACTTTAACTATTTTATTCTTTTGCTTTACTATTTGCATAGAAGCCATACCCATTAGTTTGCGTTCTAAACATACTTTACGCAACATATCTGGCTTAAATAAAGTTTTCATTTGTGCATATTCATTTGGCTTTCTTGATGCATCTAAAGCATCTAAACCTTTACCATATATCATATTAGATATACCTGTAATAATAGCACCATTTGTAGTTGAATATAAGAACCTATCAATTAAAAATTGAAAGTAGTTATTATCATCACCATACTCAATATAACCTTGCTTTTTATTTTCTTGTATCTTAGGACTTGTATAAGCACTTAAATTTACAATAGAAATATTTGTAGTTTCTTTAGTATTATTCATAAACTATAAAATCATTAGTTGTTTGATTTGCTATGTATTCATCTTTGTTAATTGTATAATCAGCAATAACTTGATTTGTGCAAAATATTTTATCTTTATAAACTACATCAGTATTATTTAAAATAGATAACGTATAAAAGTTTCCTTCTTTTAAATCAAATGTAGCAGTTGTATATAGATAATAACCATCTATATAAAAATCAGATGTTATAGTAGTACTTTCATTTGTCATTTCATTTACTAAAACTATTGATGTAGCACTATAAGTTCTTGGAATGAATTTCAAAGATTGTTCTTCTACTTGTTCTTTTAAAATTATCATTATCTTTTTATTTAAAAATAAAAGTATATTGAAATTGTTTTAAAATAAAAAAGGGACACTTAAAGTATCCCTTAATTAAAAAACAAAAAAACAATTATTAATCTGTATAAATAACCTCAAAATCATTTAAACCATTCAACAAGAAGTTTGCTGGTACTGGTTCCATTCCTGTAAGTGTTAATGTATAACCACTTAAATCACCCATAGCTGCACCAGTTACAATAGTTCCACCTGTTACATCCATTCCGTGTTCTAATCCACAAAAGAAGAAATTACCATTGTTATCTTCAACAATTACTTGTGGTCTACCATAAGCCAAAAGTTTAATTTGTTTGTTATCTATAATAGATAATTTTTTCAAAGTCAATGCCAATTCTTGTTGAAAGAATGTAGTTCCATTTTCTCTTGAAGATGTAATTGTTTGAGTAAAAGATGATGTACCTTTTAATTCATATCTGTAAGCGTTTGGACTTCCAGTTATTTCATCAATAGCATCTGATTGGTCTCCACTACCATAACTAACAGTGTTATAACCTACATCTCCCCAATTTACAAAGTAAACTGCTTTTAATCCACCATTGCTATCTTTGCAAGGTTCTAATCTACCTAAACTAATATCACAAGCCATATTTATATATATTTAAAGTTAAAAAAAAGGTGGTGTTTTTGCACCACCCTTAATTTGATTAATAATTAATTATTAGTTAGCAGCGTTAGTAATTCCGTATGTAGTAATATCTTCTACAATTCCGTATTGTACACCAGCTGTAAATCTCATTACAACTCTAACATTTTGTGAACCATCAATGTCAGACATATCAATTAATTTCACTTCTTGGTTATCAGCTAATAAACCAGTTCCAAAATACAAGTTAGATTTTTGAGCAGCAATAGCAACTGTTGGAGCTAAACCATTTGCAACAAATATTTTAATTCCATCAAAAGAAAGTGAACCATTGTTCCACCATTGTGTTCCCATTGCGTTTGTACCATTAGCACCTAAACCTGATGCTCCAAAACCACCCAAAGCTCTTACATAAGCTCTTGCTGTTGCTTGAGAAACGTATAAGTATAAATCTTCTTTTCCATAAAGTGTTGCTGGGATAGCATCAACTAATTTCCCTAATTCAGCAATAACTGTTGCAGAAGCAGTAATGTTAGTTGAAGTAGCAGCAACTTCTTGAGCAGCTGGCAATCCAGCATCTAAAGTTAACAATCTTGTAAATCCGTTAAATTCTCCAGCGTTAGCAGTAACACCAGCCCAAATATTTTTTTCTGTTTTATCAGCAACTTTAGCAGCTACGTGAGCTAATAAGAAATCAGCAAATGAAGGTGGTAAGCTATCAAAAGCTGAATATCCCATTTGTACGGCTTCCCAATCGCTGTGGAAATCTTTCTTGCATAATTGCAAATTTACTTGGAATTCTTCAGGTTGTAAAATTTTCTCTGTTAATGTAACTGTTGAAGTTGCATCGAAATCACAAGTTGCATCTTTTACGATTGCATCAGTAGAAATCTTCTTGATTACTTCTTTGTATTTTACATTTGGTTTTACTTCAATACCACCATTTTCGATAGTAGAAGCAGAAAGTAAAGCTGCTGAAA